CCTAGTAGTGAGATATTTTCTTATTTTATCTTTTCTGACTAACTGTATTGACTCACACCAATATACCAACTCACTACAACGCACCTGTTCGATTCAGGTAAGGGGGACACTAAAGCATGGTACAATGTTGACATAAGACATACACTATGGCGAACACTAATAAGAACAAAACTAACAACCCTGCTGGAAGACCAAAGGGAACGAAGAACAAACTAAGAGTTACTGACTTTTTTTAACGGTGACGAAAGAGATGTGCTTATCACGAACGCTAAAATGTTAGCCTTTGGAGACAGCGAGAAAGACATCAAACCTGACAAGGACATGATTAAGTTCTGTTGGGAGCAATTATTTGGAAAAGCAACACAACGCACCGAGATTACAGGTGCAGAAGGTGACGCTCTGCAGATTATCTTTGATAACTCTTTTAAGAAATAGATGCAACTCCACGATAAACAAAAGGAAATAGTCTCACACCCTGCCCGCTTCAAGACTATTCGAGCTGGAAGGAAGGGCGGCAAGACAGCTATGGAAGTGGAGAACATCTGCTACAAAGCTATGACCAAGGCCAGCAACCTACGCTTATCAAAGACAGAGTTTGCTACAGGGCGCAAAGTCATCTACATCGCTCCAACGCAGATACAAGCCAGAGAAATTGTTTGGGCAGCGTTAAAGAACCGACTGCACGGTATCGGCTCATCGAACGAACAGAAGCTCCAGATGGAAGTACCAAACGAGGATGGTACGACATCAACTATCATGGTGGGAGGGTACGAGAACAAAGAGAACTACCGTGGACTGACTGACGTGGTTCACATCACCTTTGACGAAACAGACACGTTCAAAGGCTTTTTTGCTGCCTGGAGTGACATCTTCCGTCCACTCTTTTTAGACACACGAGGTAGTGCTAACTTCATCGGTACACCAAAGAAAGAAAACCCGAACCTGAGACGATTAGAGAAAGAGTTTACAGACCGCAAAGACGCTGCATCGTTTCACTTTACATCAAGAGACAATCCGTTCATCTCTAGCTTAGAGATTGACGACATGGAGAAAGAGTACGAAGGCAACCGTTCATCGTATCGACAGGAGGTACTAGCAGAACACGTAGACGACACTGGGGCGCTGTTCAACTACTCAGCCCTAGTAGATGTGTTCAGCAACACGGTAGACGAATCAAATGAAAAGTATTTGATTGTGGACGTAGCCGGTGACGGTTCCGACGCTATTATCTTTTCGTACTGGAAAGGACTACTAGAATACAAGCGTTCACGGTACGACAGACTCAACGCTTCATCGATAAAGAATGAGATCAGAGACAAAGCTAAAGAGGAACGAATCCCGTTCTCACACATCCTAGTAGACGCGGTAGGAGTAGGAGAACACTTACCTCATGACCCACTGCTTGACGGCATTATCGGCTACAAGTCATCGTTCTCAGCCATTAAGACAGACATGGACATCGTACGACTGCCCAACGTCCACTACAACAGCACCGCCAGCCTGACTACAGACTACAAGAACCTGCGCTCACAGTGTGTCTTTACTCTGGCTGACTTAGTAAACAACCACAAGATATCCTCAGAGGTAGATGGTGAAAGAAAAGAAGCCACGCTCGAAGAACTACCCTGCTACCAGGATGAGTCAAAGGGTGATGGCAAACGCTTTGCCACTCCAAAGGAAAAGGTAAAAGATGTTATCGGACGCTCACCCGATGATTCTGATTGCTGGATTATGAGAATGTATTTTGTTATCACAGAAAAGATTTCACCCCAGAACACAGAGGCACAAGTGGAACGAGCAGCAAAGACAGCTAGTCAGTTCCTGCAAGGCGGCGCTTTCTCAGACATGAACAGCGCCAAGTAATCGTGATATAATAAAGCCAAACATATTTAATGTAAATTGGTGGACAATTTATAACCCATGCAAACCCCACACGAAATAGTACGAAAACAAGAACAAGACTACATCTCCGGTGATACAAATATCAGCGAGCATGTTTCATTCTCAATCAGAGACAACATCAACCGCATCGAAGCGTACTTGTTTAGTAAGCACATCTCAGGCGATAAGGATTCACTAGGGCGAGACAAACCTTTCTTTAACATTGTTACCGCTGCATCTAACATCTGGTACAGAGCAACTGACATTGACCGAGCGAACATCCGCATCAAAGCAACCAAGCAAGCGCAACACACCACAGCACTACTGGCAGACGTAAAGTCTAAGGAATGGATGCGTAAGGCTGGCATTGGTGTTTGGCTTAATGACTGGGGAAGGACTCTAGCTCGCTACGGCTCAGCTGTATCTAAGTTTGTAGAGCAAGACGGCAAACTAGTAGCAACCTATCGTGCCTTGGAATCGCCTTATCATAGACTCAATTGATTTCTACGGTAATCCAATCATCGAGAAGCACTACTACACTCCAGCGCAACTACGAAAGCACCCACTACTCGACCAAGACGAGGTGGAAGCCCTAATCACCCAAGCCCTTACCTCACGTGAGTCACTTGGTAAAAAGAACAAAGACAACAAAGCAGACTACATCGAAGTGTATGAACTACACGGCGAGTTTTCCAAGGCGCTCATCACTGGCAAAGAATCAGATAAAAAGGTATTCACTCAGCAAGTACACATCCTGTCGTTTGTGCATGAAGGTGACGGTAAGGACGGAAAGAAAGAATACCTCGACTACACACTATACTCAGGGCAAGAGAAGAACCCCTACCACATCAGTCACTTAGTGAAAGAAGATGGTCGGGTAATGGCTATCGGTGCAGTAGAACACCTATTCGAGGCTCAGTGGATGGTAAACCATAACGAGAAGGCTATTAAAGACCAGCTCGACCTTGCATCAAAGCTAATCTTCCAAACCTCAGACCCAAGCTACCAAGGCAAAAACGCCCACAACCTCGACACAGGTTCTATTCTCTATCACGAACAGAATCAACCTCTCACTCAACTAGCGAACACCTCCCACGACATCGGCTCACTCCAGAACAGTGCAACCTCATGGAAGATGAATAGTGGTGAACAAACATCATCTCCAGACGCTCTAAAGGGCAACACAATGCCATCCAGCACCGCAGCAAGGCAAGTAGAAGCGCTCCAGCAAGAAGCACACTCACTATTTGAACTAATGACCGAGAACAAAGGGCTAGCCCTAGAGGAAATCTGGCGAGAGTTCGTTATCCCCTTCATCAAGAAACAACTAAACACTAAAGATGAGATTGTAGCTGTACTAGACGACGTCGGAGTACGAGAGATTGACGCTATCTACCTACCGAACAAAGCCAAGAAGATTGAGAACGAACGAGTCAAGAAAGAAATGCTCGCGTATTTGAAATCACCAATCAACGGCAATACTCCATTTCCCGAAGCTCCAGACGTAGAAGGCACACAAGCTGGACTACAAAAGGAAATGCAAGCTCTAGGCAACACTCGATACTACAAACCATCGGAAATGACAAATAAGACATGGAAAGAAGTATTCAAAGACTTTGAGTGGGACGTAGAAGTACAGGTAACAAACGAGCAGTCTAATAAACTAGCTAACCTTACGACTCTCACAACCGTCCTCGCTAACCTAGCAAGTATGGGAGATACACAGAACGCTCGAATGGTACTCTCTAAGATTCTTGAAGAAACAGGGACGTTCTCACCAATGGAACTAACTCAACTACAAGCCGCTCCAGTGCAACCAGCCGCAGCAATGAACCCAGAAGACCTAGCACCAGAAGAAACACCTCAACTTAATCAATAAAACGGCGGGGTGGAACATTATGATTAAACAACTAATAAAACGACTTATGGCAACCAACATAGAACGAAAGCGATTCGTGCCGTCACCAGAGCAAGCGATGCAAGGTGCAGTACCAATGAGCAAAGAAGAAATCCTTGAATCACTCATGCGATACAAAGCCCAGAACCCAGTGAAGTACACACAAAAGAAAGCAGCTCTTTTTGCCAAGTACGGACTCGACTTAAAAGACGAACCAGTAGAACTACAAGACCCCGAAGCACAGGAACTTGAAGCGTATTAAAAAAGCGAGTAACTAAAAAAGAAATAGTATGGATGATAAACGAATCAACGATACAGAACTAGCCTGGTTAAACGCCACCTTCGCTGGAAACAAAGAAGGACTCAAGACACTACGAAAAACTATTCCTCTACGAGATTGCACCGAGTGACCCTCTAGGAATGGGGCGTGACATGTGGACTGAACTAGACCTTACCAACGTACCGAAAGAAAAGCGTGAGACACTCATCGAAGCCCGACAGATGATGATTGGTCACATTAATGGCGCTCTAGTCGTATTGTCTAAACTAGCTGGCGACGCGAAAGAAACTATCGAAGAAACACAGAAGCGGATTGCCCAGGACAGCAGCAAGTAGTTATACTGTTTATAAACATGGTATAATTACTCTTAATAGAGACATAACTCATAAATATGATTGAAGAATTAGAGAACATCGACTCACAAACTGATGAATCAGAGGAACTCGACTCAACCACCGAGACTGTAGACCAAGAAGACGAATCTACAGAAGAAGACAAGCCTGACTATACGGAGCGAGAGAAGCAACTATACGCACGTGCTAAAAAGGCAGAAGCAGCATTGAAAGAAAACAAGCCCGCAGAGAAGAAGAAAGAAGCTCAAACAAGCAACCTGTCTACACTAGACATCATTGCACTTAGTAAGGCAGACATCGAAGACGAAGACATTGACGAAGTGTTGGAGTACGCAAAATACAAAGGTATCAGCGTGAAAGAAGCTCTCGGCGCGTCAATTCTAAAAGCTACCCTATCTGAAAAGAACGAGGAACGTAAATCAGCCCAAGCAGTGAACACCGGCGCAACCCGCCGCGGAAGCTCACAAGTATCAGATGACCGACTAATGGCAGACGCTCGCAAGGGAGTCATGCCAGACAAGGAAGAAGATATGGCACGGCTCGCAATCCTCAGAATCAAGAATCGGTAGCCACTGGTGGGATTACATTAAAATAATCCCAAATTATCATGGCAAATACAGTAGCCGACAGAGTTTATCGAGACAAATATCGTTCAAATACCCTAGACACTCTTCTCCGAGGAGCAATGGTATCTGAAAAGATTACCTCAGTAGACCGTTCAAACAACAAACGAATCCAGTCACCATACAGTTCAACACCAACTGTAACGGTACAAGCCCTAACTGGTACATACACACCAGCAGACTTCACAACTACAGACGAAGCCCTAGACGTAACTGACGAATTCATCGTTGGAGAGCACATCATGGACTTCCAAGAGTTGCTAACATCATTCGACCTATTCGCAGCCCGAACAGAGCAAATGGCTTTCAACGTAGCTAAGAAGATTGACGAATATGTATTGAACTCACTATGTGAAGCAGGTACAGGAACACTAGCAACACCAGCAGGTGGATTCGCTACAGCAAACGTAAATAGCATCTTTGCAAACATCGTTTCACAGCTATCAGGGTACTCAGAAGGATACTTCGGTAACATGTACGTTGTAGTAGAGAACACAGACATGGTTGGAATCATCGACGCTGGAGCAACTAACGGATTCAACAACGCAGACGCAGTGTTGAATAACGGACGAGTTTCACAGTGGATGGGCGTAGACATCTACGTAGTACGAGCAGGAACCTTCACCGACGCAACATCAGGTACATCTACATGGACAAATGATGGACACCGAGTAGCAGGAGTAAAGGGAGTTTCTACAATGGCAATGCCAAGTGGAATCAAAACAGATGAAAAGATGGTATCAGGTAAAACTGGTATGGAAGTTGTAACTTACGGTTACATCGGCTTCAAAGCTTGGACACCACGTCTAGCACTGACAATCGACATCACCCTAACACCAGCCTAACCTATCACCTCACCTTTATGGTGGGGTTTTAGGGTAAGATTTCCCACCAGGTCTTGCCTTAAAATCCCCTCGTAAATAAACACAATATGTCACTTAAATTCAACGATACAGAAAACCTCAGAGGACTCGTACAAATGTATGAGCGTGAAATTGGTGCCAGCCGTGGCGACGTGTCGGGTAATGTAAACCGATTAAAGGAATACACCGCTGATGCAAACCTAGCAATAGACGCGTACATGCGACTAGCCTTTCCGTCCGACGGAAAGTGGAAGCTAGACGATGCAAACCATGACGACCTACCCACTATCACCACTAACCTAATTGCAGGGCAACGGAACTACACCTTTGACGCTGACGAAACAGGCAACGTACTACTCGACATCTACAAAGTGTATGTACTTAACAACGGACAATATGCACCACTTGACCCCAGTAGACCCTGATACAGAGAAAGGACACACAGCCTTCTACAATGGGCTTAATGAGGTGGGAACAGCAAGTGCATACGATACGACAGCAAACATCGTTAAGCTCGACCGTACGCCCTCACAGGACGTCACAGACGGCCTAAAGGTATCAATAAACCGTGAAGCTAGTTACTTTACACACACAGACACAAATAAGACTCCCGGCTTCTACGGTATCCACCACCCATACTTCTACCTAGTACCAGCCGAGGACTACGCTAGACGAAACAACTTAGACAGCCACAACCGCATCGTGCAGCAACTCATGAAGCTAGAGCGAGAGATAAAAGAAGCTTACAACCGAAGAAACAGAGACGTCCGACCAGCACTTAATTACAATATAGAAAATAACCGATAACATATGGCAAACGTAAAATACAACACTTTCGGCAAGGCAATTGCTAAGAATGACATGGATAGTGTCACCATCAAGGCAATCTTCTTTGACCCATCATATACACCAAACCCCGATACAGAGGTGTTTCTTTCAGACGTTGTGGCCAATCGAGCAGCAGGCACAACAGACCTCACAGTCTCAGGCTTTACAATAACAACAGACAACACAGACAACCGCACAGAGTTTGACATTGCAGACTTGGTAACAGGAGCTATTACAGTGCCAGCGGGTACAAATGCAGTAGGGTTCTATATTGACACAGGAACAACTACCACTTCTGAAATGCTCACATACAACGAGTTGCTACTCGGTGGAACACAAACTACCTTTTTCCCCAATTGGCGGCACACTTACAGCTACCATAAACACTAACGGTATCTTTTCTATCTAGTATGGCATTCCCTGTTGTTGAATCATCCACCCAGGTTGCAAACAGCCAGACAATTACTGCACCATCTGGTATTCAAGTGGGTGATTTGTTGTGTTTTTTGCGGGGGTATTACGAAGTTGGGTCAAACCTTAACAATGGGAACGGTGGCAGGGTTTAACGTATTGCATCGAACAGGTGACTCATTTAAAGGTGTAGGATGTTTTCATAAGATAGCAGTGTTAGCTGATACAACAGCAACCGCCTATACTCTTGGCTTTGATGGTGTGCCAGACTACGTCGGTATGTCCATGCACCGCATTAGTGGCGTCGGAGACTCGACAGGAATAAGGGCAAGTGATTTTAAAATAGAATCTGAAAATACAGGAACAGCAACCACGCCCATTTACGCATCAAGTATGACCCCTTTAACAGATGACTCCCTGGTTGTTGTTATGTTTATGGGGGCGAGTGCTACCATTGGTTCAGTGCAGACATTGTCCGGTTATGGCATTACCCCCTCAGCTACACTAACTGAAAGGGCAGATGTCGGCGAACAGAGTGGTGGTAGTAGCGGAACTGGAGTTACTATAGGCGTAGCAACTGGCAATTACTCTGGCTTAACACCAATTACTAGTCGTACTGCTACGTTCTCAACTAACCAAATGACCCGTGACCAAAACAGTATCGCTATACTTATAAACGGCACACAAAGTGCCACGACAGATGTATCACATTTAGATTCTTTACCAACAGTTAATGGTTTAGTCGGGACAAACAATGTAGCGCTGGACGTAGGACATATTCAAAATGCGCCAACTATTGACGGTACGGAAGCAAAAGCGGACAGCAAGGTTTGGACAAATGAAGCTAAACCGTCTACAACGTGGACTAACGAACAAAAGTAATATGGCAATGACACCACAAGAGCGACAGATTCAAGAGTTAAAACAGCAAGTGCAGACACTAACTGACTTCATGATGTCTTTTGAATCAGCAGCTACTGTTCCACCGATTACCCAAGAGACAATCAAGCGTATTGCTGGGCTGGCTACCCTTGCTGGACTGACAGACGTAGACATCCCTTCACCAAGTAACGGACAGGTACTGAAGTACAACGGCACTAAGTGGGTTGCAGCAACAGATAACACCTAAATATGAAAATACCATCAAACAAACTTTGGACACAAGATAACTCAGGCGATGTGCTGGGAGTGTTGGGTGACTCTACCAACATGGCGTTTGATACGGTGGGTAAGGCGATGACGGCAAGAAAGGCAGTGTCTGTTGCAGGAAGCCGTAACGACAACGACTTTGGCTACCCCATCGCAATAAACTACTTTGACGGTAAGTATGTGGCGCTTACTGATGACGAAATTTACACATTCAACGCTCCTTCATACAACATAACACAGCTAACATGGACACCAGCCGTCTCTCTTTCTAGTGACGCAGTTATATTCAACGGGTTATATGTTATTTCAACAAATACCGCACTGTACACTTGGAACGGGGAGGATTTCCCTAGTGACTGGGTAGATGAAGGTGGTAGTCTTACGACAGGTGTACCTCACCCAATGGCAGTAAGACAATCTTTATTGCATGTCGGAAATGGTAATCAGGTAAAAACATTTACCGCAGGTTTTGTAGCAGGCACTACCTTAACATTACCTTCTCAGTTTCAAGTAACATCTATTCGAGTGGTTGGTACATTTATTTATGTAGCAGTAAAAAACTTGAACGGTGGGAACGCGCGGATATTCGTTTGGGATGGTGATGGTACAGATGCAAACTACGAGTGTGAGATAGGTGCATCTTGGGTGTTCTCAATGACAGAATATAAGTCCACCGTGGCAGCAATCACCTCAGAAGGACAGCTGGGAGTAGTAAGTGGCACAACCTTTGTCGAGCTAGCCGCACTCCCTGTCTACCACAATCCTCACGCTAAGTGGCAGGGCTCTAGCGGTCTACTACTCAACGGGAAGGTCTTTAACCGTGGTATGTGTACCATCGGCGATACTATCTACCTCAATATTGACGGGGAAATCGACACTGGTTTTATCCCAGAGATGAAATCAGGCTTGTGGGTATTTGACCCCAGCGTAGGACTCTACCATCGTTCAAGTAACTCAACTGATAGAGTAATATCAGATGCATCATTAACACGTTCAGGTGACACCCTAACAACAACCAATCCCCACCACTAAAGCAAGGTGACGCGGTAGTATTTGGTTCTGTGTTAGCTCTTACAGGTGTAGCAAGCGGCACTAGCTACTATGTCTCCGTAGAAACCCCAACTCAAATAAAACTAGCTACCTCAAGAAAAGGACTACAAGCTGGGCGGTATATTAAACTAGGCGGCACGCCTGGAGGTTCAGATGTACTCCGCTACGCCCAAAACAGCGATAACGGCACCCTAGAGTCAACCTCAGGCGCAATCATCCCCACTGTCTACCAAGAAACACCACACCCCAACTTTGAATCAGAGGTTATTTGGGGAAGCCGGATAGATGATGTTGATGGTACAGGAATCTATTGTCTCTACTCATTTGCAGACAGCTACAACATCAGTTCATTCACCACTCAACGGACTACCAGTGATAACATCGACCAATCATGGAAAGAGCTGTACGCCTTTGTAGACGGCTTAAACGTAGAGAACGAGCAGGTAGTCATGAAAGTACAAACAGAGTACGAGGAACCCACACGGAGCCTCACAGGGGTATGGCTGGACGAGTCTACCGTCAACTCAATAGATGACTTCACTCTTTGGCAAGATATAGAAGACGGGGACGAGATTGCCTTTATTGATGGGTATGGCCGGGGACGCACAGCACACGTGATTGAAAAGACTGTCAGTAGCGCAACCGTGTCTATAAAGCTGGATGAAAGTATCGGCACAATTAACGAATCCTGCGAGCTATACCGCACCACCTTTAAGAAAGTAGGGGCGTATAACTTAGACAATAAAGTAAAGGAAAAAATCAAAGCAGGAATTGACTCATTATCAGCACCTTGGATTGCTATTAAAGTAGAACTGCGCGGCTTTACTCCAGCGGTAAACTACCTAGAACTGTCTAACGCCGTTCATAGCAAAGGCAACTAGCGTGGTATAATTATAAAAATATGAATCCCTCAGAAGAACTAAAAGCAATGTCAATTGCAAACTCACCTAAACCACAAGTCTCAGAAGAAGGACGGGCTGCTGCTGCGCGTATTGCTGCTGCACGAGCAAAGGCAGACTCACCTAAACCACAAGTATCAGAAGAGGGACA